GCAGCCACCACACAGAAAATCAGCACGCAAGAGATTGACAACCTGTTGCTGAACTACAGCGAGGCGCAGCTGGCCCTGGTCAAACTGGAAGCACGCAACGATAAGGCACATCAGCATCTGTACGTTCATCTGCCAGACCGCACTATCGTTTATGACGCAGCCGCATCGCAGGCACTAGAAGATCAAGTCTGGTTTACGCTCACCACCACCTTGTCAGGCTTTGCTCAATACCGTGCGAGAAACATGGTCTGGGTCTACGACAAATGGATGATTGGAGATCCACAGTCCAGCACCATCGGCTATCTTGTGCAAGACACCGGCCATCATTGGGGTCAGCAGGTTCGATGGGAATTCGGAACGCTCATCGTCTACAACGAAAGCAATGGGGCATTGTTCAACGAGTTGGAATTGGTCAGTCTCACCGGCTCTGTAGCCCTTGGTAAGAATCCGCAGATCAGCACCAGCTACAGCGTGGACGGCAAGGCCTACAGCCAGGACCGCAGCATCAGCGTCGGCACGATAGGCTCAAACAAGCGCCTGGCATGGTTCCAGCAGGGGCATATGCGTAACTGGCGCATCCAGCGATTTCGCGGCGATAGTGATGCTCACCTGTCATTTATGCGCCTGGAAGCGCAGATTGAAGCATTGGCCTACTGATGGCAACCGCACCTATTTCTCGCCGGCTCAATCTCACGCGCGATCAGCTTGCGGCGTTTCTGACCGACCAGCAACAGATCAGACAGTTTGAGTTGTTGTTTTCGACGGTTGACACCTTACAAGTCATTGTCGGCACAGACTTTGAGTATCAGGCAGACACAGCGGCAGCAAATGCAAACAACGCACTAGCGCAGATCAGCGCACTATCGCAAGAGGCAGCAGTCAGCGCAGCAATCATTGATGGCAAGACCACCCTAGCACTGGATCAGATTGCAACCTTGGCGCAAGAAACGTCTGTCAGCATCGCGTCAGCCGAGAACAAAGTCAACCAGGCAATGGCCCTAATCGCTCAACTGACAGCGGCTGTGGAAGGGTTGCAAATGACCCCAGCCCCGCGAGAGTTTAAGCGCAGCCGGTACGGATCGTTCTACGATACGACAACGCAGGTAGCCACGGTTATCAATACGGCCAAAGCCATCACATTCAACACGACTGATCTAAGCCAGGGTGTGTTTCTGTCAACCACATCAAGGGTGATGGTGGACACAGAAGGCATCTACAACTTCGACACATCATTTCAGCTTGATAAAACTGCTGGCGGCACAGGAATCTTTGACTTTTGGTTTCGTTTGAATGGTGTGGATGTGACAGACAGCGCCAGCAGAATCAGAGTGCAAGGCAACAATGCCGAAGTTTTTTCATCGCTTAATTATTTCTTTGATCTCAAAGCAAATGATTATGTTGAACTGATGTTCGCAGTCACTGATCTCAGCGTCGAAATTACTGCCTTTCCAGCGGCGGCGCCGCATCCAGGCATTCCGTCCATCATTCTCACTGTCAACAATATCGGAGGTATCCAATGACTGTATCAATTAAGGTGCTGATTCCAGCAAAGCAGGCAGAGAACGCACAAACAACACAGTACACGGCCACCAACTGCAAGGCTCTGATTGACAAGTTCACCGCCACCAACACCAGCGCGGCCAACGTCACGATTAGCGTCAACCTGGTGACCAGCGGCGGCAGTGCGGCTACTTCCAATCTGATCGTGGATGCTCGCAGCATTGCACCAGACGAGACCTATACATTCCCTGAGTTGGTTGGCCAGGCACTTGAACAAAGCGGATTCATCAGCACCATCGCCGGTGCAGCCACATCATTGACCATCCGCGCATCAGGCCGCGAAATCACCTAAAGGATTGCCATGAAACAATTTATGATGATTCCCAAAGGCTTTGCCGGCCTGCCGATGGATGAAGAATTCTTGACCACAGGCGAGAATAAGAAGAACTACGCCATCGCGGTCCAAGATTGGAACTATGGCCCCGAAGTACCGACCAACGAACCAGGTGCCAACAAACCGTTCTATGCAGGGTTAGCAGAGGCCATGCAGTGCAACGAGAAGGATGCACGGCGCAAGCACTGCTCCAATTGCGAGTATTACGACAACACCTTCATGACCCAGGTGAAGATTGAGCGCATCCCGCTTGCTACCTATGACAAGGGCGCAGGGTTCAGAGGCCATTGCGAAAAGCTGAACTTTATTTGCAACGACATGAGAGTTTGTCAGGCTTGGGAAGAACGCGAATCTGAGATGGATTGAATATGTGCGAAAATTCTGCTGCTGAGTCTATCGGGCCACCAGCAGCTCACCCTGTACAGGAGTGTTTGATGGGCAATGTGGCGGTTCAGGCAATTGGCGTTCCAGCAATGCATCTGCCAATCTATCGCTTGGAGGCTGAGTTACTCAAGCTGCCCCAGGTTGATATGCCTGTTACTCACGCTTTTTGTGCTGGCCTGTACGCTCGCACTATGCACATTCCTGCTGGTACTGTTTTGACGGGTGCGGTTCACAAAGAGGAATCATTCTTCTTGGTTCGCAAAGGCGAATTGATTGTCAGCACCGACAGTGGCCCACAAACCATTCGTTCAGGTGACATGAGCGTTTCAAAGATTGGCACAAAGCGTGCTGGCATTACCTTGACTGACGTTGAAGTAACCACATTTCACGCCAACCCGACAAACGAGCAGGAACCGCAAGCCCTATGGGACTTGTTCACCATTCCAGCCATTGAAGCTGTGAAATTGGAGAAATTAACATGACATTTGGTTTATCAGGAGCAGCCCTGGCCGGCATTGCAGTTGGTGGAGCAACACTTGTTTCAGGTTTGGCCCAATCCAATGCAGCATCAAGTGCAGCAGCTACACAAGCAGGATCTGCCCAAGCTGGCATTGACGAACAGCGCAGACAGTTTGATGCTGTCCAGAAGTTGCTTGCACCTTATGTTCAGGCTGGAGGCCAAGGACTAGCCGGGTACTCACCTTATCAAGAAGCTGGCGCTGGTGCATTGCCAACACTCCAACAATACGCACAGGCTGGCGCCCCAGCACTTGAGCAGCAGCAGGCTTTAATCGGTCTCAGAGGGCCAGAAGCACAGCGACAAGCCATTGCAGGCATTAGTGGCGGCGAGCAATTCAAAGCCCTTACCGAGCAAGGCGAGGGAGCATTGTTGTCAAGGGCATCTGCCACAGGTGGCTTGCGCGGCGGCAATCTTCAAGGCGCATTGGCTCAGTTTCGCCCACAATTGCTAAACGAATTGATCAACCAGCAATATGGCAGGCTTGGCGGCTTGGCAGCCACAGGTGGCACGGTAGCGCAAAACCTGGCATCTAGCGGCCTGAGTGCAACGGGTGAACTTGCAAGAATTGGTCAGGCGTCAGCTGCTGGTGTCGGCACGGCTGGATCACAAACCGGCGCAAACATTGCCAATCTTTTGGGTCAACAAGGTGCAGCTATGGCTGGCGCAGACATTGCACAGGGCCGCGCATTTGGTGCAATTCCTGGGGCTATTGCTGGTGGTCTTGGAATATTTCAGGGATTGGGAGGGAAGTTTTAATGGTCGCTCCTATTGACTACGGCGTACAAATCGCTGACCCAACACAGGCATTTTTGAGTGCCTTTAATACTGGCGCAAGCATTCAAGAAGCGCAATTCAAACAGCAGCAGCAGCAGCAACAAGCAGCCCAGCAGCAACTGATTCAGGCAGGTTTTAAAAAGCTACAGCAACCAGGTGCCACTGCTGCTGACTATGCAAATCTTGCCATGATGTTGCCTGAAACACAGGCCAAATCAGTGCGCGAAAGTTTCAATATGTTGTCAGGCGAACGTCAGCAAACCGCATTGCGACAATCTGGCGAAGTGTTTTCTGCATTCAAATCAGGAAAGCCAGAGATTGCCATTACTTTGCTTGACCAGCAGATTGAAGGCAAACGCAATGCTGGAGACGAGGCCGGCGCTAAGTTTTTGGAAACATGGCGTGATGTTGCCAAGGAAAACCCAAAAGCTACGGAAGATTATTTTGGCTTCACTATCTCTCAAATTCCTGGCGGTGACAAGGTAATCACTAGCGCAATTGCGTTAGAGGGCGAGCGAAGAGCCCAAGCAAAACAACCATTTGAAGTGCGGAAAC